GCGCAACGTCCCAACCTTTGCCGATGGTTATTACCGTTGCATCGCAGATCCAACTGCAATGATGCACCTCCGCCAGAACGATGCTTTCCGTGAGATTGCGCGTTATGCCGGTAACGGTATGGTCAATCCCCTGCAACCTGAGCAGGCTCCTAATGCCAACTTCTTCTATGGCATGGGTCCCGCTTATGGACAAGCTGGTTTCGTAGCAGGTCAACCTGTTATGCCAACTGGATTCCTCTTTGAGGGCGTTCGTTGGTTCGAATCCACCAACCTTGCTGAGAAGTCTCTGCAAGTGACTATTGCAGACGCCTCGATCACCAACACGGTGACCACTGCTGCTCCGTCGATCTTCTTCGGTCCTCAGGCAGTTGGCGTTGGTATTGGCGGTAATAACGCTCAGATCTTGTTGAATAACAATGATGATTTCTCACGATTCATCATCATGATCTGGTCGCTATTTGCTGGTTTTGAAGTGCTTAACCGCGACTTCATTACCATTGCATATTCCTTCGTTTATTGATAGGAGTAACTAAACAATGGCAAAGAAAATTTTTCCCGGTAACTGGGTTACCGATCTGAGTAGCTACCAGGGTCAGCCTGTTGTAGCCGTCCCTGGCCGTGTGTATTACCACAAGGTTGGTTATGCGCTTGTTGGTTCAACTGGTGCAGCGTCATTCGACGTTGTCATTCCTAGTCCTGACATGCGTGCTGATGACAAGGTTCGCCCTGACATCACTGGACTGACTGTGCCTCAGGGCGCAACTGTTTATTCCCTTGGACTGCGTGTGTCTGACACTCGCAAAGAAAAAGGTGTAGGCACTGCAACTTCCGGTCTCGTTGGCACTAACACCGAGACTCTGAAGCTTGCTTCAGTTGCAACTGCAACTGCAACTGGTCAAATCGCCGCTACCGCTCTCGGTACTGTGGCCGCTTCATTGACCGTTGCAAGTACAACTATTGCTCCTGGCACTGGCCGGTTTAGCAGTGGTGCTGGTGCGACTCTTTCTGGCGATCTCACGCTGAAAGTGTTCCTCTGTACATCCGCAGGCAACGTAGCCAGCTCTAACACTCTGAGCTCTACTGCATCCGGCGGCACTCCAATCATCTGTGAAGTCTCGTACTATCTCGATGATGAAGTAGCCAGCGCCGATAACACGATGCTGCCTTACTTGACTGAGAGCTGATTCTCGTATCTTTTCTCTAGTATGAGGGCGTCTGGGCCACCAGCCGCCCTCTTTTATTGCATGTATGGCGCTGTTTCAAAACACCAAGACTGGCCAGTTGGTCGAGTTCATTTCACACCACGACAAAGAGTGGGCCATGGTGAAGAACTCCAGCGGGGCAGTTGCTTATGTAGCTCTTGCTGATTTAGTCGGCTACGAAGCGGGTAAAGGGAGAACTGGAGTTTCGATCGAACCTCAAAGTGCAGAGGTCGAAGTAGACGAGGACAAGCTTCCTGAGACAATCATTCCTTCTGATACGAGATTGAACCTCAATGCCGGCACTGCTGAAGGCATTGCCAAGCATGTCAAAGGCATCGGCTATGCAACGGCTAAGAAGATCGTTGAGCTGAGGTTGTCTCTCCCTGGCGAACGATTCAAGAATCTCGAGCAGCTTAAAAAGATCGGTCGCGTTGACTGGGACGAGGTGATTGGAGCCGACTTAATTTACATCGACTGATTCGCATAGAATTACTGAAAGGTCGCTGAAAATCATTGGAGCTCAACGACTACGACAAAAGCCGTTGTCGCTTCCATTTGGGATACAACGTCGGAGCTAATCTCCCGGCGGGTGATATTGCCCGCCTGGAAGAGGCGATGGCCAGAGTGCCGGATAGTTATTTCTATTCGCGCATCCTGGAACATATGGACCGCTGCGATAAATCATTCAAGGTTTCGCAAGTCTTTCGCGTTGAAGATCAACCACAACCCAGTCGCGTTGAGCGCATTACGGGTGACACGGATCGTGCAATCTTCCAGTCCGAGCCGTTAAAAGCGGACAAGGACTACTGGGAGATCTACACCCGTGAATGTGATCGTCTCGCCGAAGTTTTATACGTGGCCAATTATCGCCGCGATGAAGTTAGGCGCTACGCCTACGACAGAGCTGGTTCGGAATTCATCATGTCCGTACCAGGCCCAGCAGATACTGCCGTGGGCACCCGAGTGATGCAAGCCCAAGGCGCAATGAATTGGAGGTAACTCATGGCTGAAGGAAAATGGGTAATGGTTCCAGGCAATCTGACTCAATCAGGTAAGTCTGAACGTCGTTATCAGATGAAGAGCGGTCAGTACCGAGAGACAGAGCCAAACTCTGCCGAATGGTACGACCAAATGTATAAGCAGCCAGTTCAAAATGCCCGCTCTGGTTTATACGACTTTTTCGCTGCTTACGATGGCGATCCTGGAACTAACCCCGGCGACCTGTCGCGCAGGCAAAGCCCCAGCTCGGGTCTGAGCGCAGCTGAGCAACGTGCCCTGATCGAAGGCCCTGATGGCGCAGCGGCAAGGGTTGGACGTATCAGAACTGAGTCCGATGCGTTGGTTAAAGAAGCTCGTAGCAACCCTGATAGTCCTTACAACCAGTTATTTAGTCAGGCACCTCGCAGGGAGAATCTTTCTGACGATTCCAACTCCAGAGATTCTGCCCTGACATCAATGCGGGCGCAGTACGCCCCAGGTGCTGACATCTGGAGTACTGACGAAGGTAAGGCAATTCTCGAAGCTGCCAAGACCAACAGCTACGGCGGTGAAGCCTCTGGATTGGCTGAATTCAATACTCAGCAACGTCAAGCTGGTATTGGCGCTAACGACGAGATCATCGAGGCCCTTGGGTATGAAGGCAACATGGCTGAGTGGGCTAAGGCCAATCCAGCTTTGGCGATGCGTGAATACAACAAGAAGTTCGGTAATTCAGGCGTATTTAGTCCCGATGCCTATGAAGGCAACGGTTCAGGTGATGCCACTAGCGTTCTTGCTAACGGCATGACCGCAGGTGAAGACGCTCGGCAAGCAGCAATGAATGCCGCAGCAATCATGGAGGGCACAGGTCGTCCCCGCGAGAGCAATACTGAGGTCATGGCTCCTGCACAAAATACTGATATGCAGGGGCAAAATAATCTCAATTTAGACATGGTCGGGGAGTACATGGATAAAAAACCCAAAGGACTTGAGGGCATGAATTTACTTAGAGAATATGCTGCTCGTCTCAATGGAGGCAATTGAGCAATGGCTAATTCGAAGCGCAACTATTCAAGTACCGACTTCTTCAAGAATCGTGAGGGGCCTAAGCGTCAAGCGCGGATGAATGAGTGGTACATGGACAAGAAGGGCCATAAGGAGGCTCAGGACTTTTTCTCAGCGACTAAAGATGGTGTCCCTAACAATCCCACCAACTATCAGACGTTTACTCCAATCGCATCCAGGTTTGCTCCTAATAGCGAGTCCGATGCCGATGTTGTCTTTCGCCGCAATCCTTACGGTGATGCTGAGCAGATAGAGCAAAGTCAGGGTCCCACTTATCAGCGTCCTACCCAGTGGGGTTCCTACGGTATGGGATCAGAGATAGCAAAAGATGTTGATAGGCCAAACTTTTTACAGACTCCAGGCCCTGGCTCAGAGATGAGTGCTCCACGGAGCATGGATCCACCTCGAGGAATGAATACAGGAATCTCATCGTTTGGTGCCGGCGCACGGCGAAATGAGGCCAGAGGAGGCAAAAAGAGAAACGCTTAGTCAAATATTGATCAAACTGATTAAGTAACATAGTTAAAGAAGAGGAGATGCCTTGGCAACTAGTAGTTCTAATAAGATGCCGCTGCTGGTTGACAGGCCGCTGCATTCATTCGCGACACTTGGCGGGGCAGCAGCACTAACGACCGCGACAGATTTCAATACTCCAAATGGAGGTGGCTGCGTCTTACTTGTTGACTGCTTAAGTAACGATGGCGCAGTCGTCGACAGCCTGTCAATCGTGGCCAATGAAGCCAGCACGACAGCAGCACAAGTCCTGGTCTTCCTAAGTATTGCTGGTTCGGCAGCATCTATTACATCAGCGAATACAGTTGTTGTTGCAAGCAATACGATTAGCTCTAGCGCGGCAGGCGAGCGCACCAATATTTCGCTCCCACCATTAAGCGTTCCAGTCCCAAATTTGGCCGGACCCGCCGCAAGCACGACAACATTCGCGTCGGAGACCGACAAGAAAAATACCGGTCTATATGTTCCATCCGGCGCTGTCCTTTATGTAGGAGTGAGCGCTGCTCTGGCGGCACCTAGCTCCTCGACGAGAGTCCATGTATTCGCTCAGGGAGGATTCTTCTAATGAGTTATGACGCCAATATCAGAGAATGGTATCAAAACTATTTAGGCCGTGCTCCTGATAAAGGTGGCTACGACCATTACATGAATCGCCTGAATCAAGGGGACAATATTAATGAAATAACCGCTGATATTCGGAATTCGCCTGAAGCACAACGGAGGAATAGTGCGCAACATGCTGCTAACCAGGCACAAGCTACCCAACTAGCACAGTCGAATGCTGCCCTGCAAGGCTTGCAGTCACGAATCAGTGGTTTTGAAAGCCAAATCGGTGATTACAGGAATCAAGTAAGCGGATTACAGAATCAATACAATGATGCAATGGG